AAACGGAAACCAAAGATACATATAAAATCCCCTGGTGGCTCTATGTCAACAGGGGTCATTTTTATTTTGGGCAAAGGGGGCAGCCCGATTTTGGCTTCATGGGTCAAATCAACCTGGCCGCAGGGGTCATCCGCGCCTGGGTTTTCCACCGTCCTTGCACATCACTCTTTTTATCTGACTTTTGGGGATGTCTGTCAGGCAAATGCTACCTGACAGAAAAGAATTGTTGTCTGCCATAATTATGCTCTTTGAGGTTTGTTGATTTGTGTATAGTTGCTTTGGATGACTTCTTCCGCTTTGACTACGCGCTCCTCAATAAGGGCGATTTCGTCATTGTCACGGGTTATTCTCACGATGTGCATAGGATTCTCCACAAAGGGGCAATATGCAACGAAGTCGCAGAATGTGGCTTTTGTGCAAGCCATGTGATTCTGGCACTGATAGAAGTAGTCGGGATTGACTTTCTTTAGTGATTCGTTATCGTGGATTTCGGCTACATACTTGCTATATGTGGATAGCGTGGGGCATTTAACCTCAAGGCATCCCAACTCGTCAGCATCGTAGGTTATTCCATCAGGTGACGATGCAAGATATGGGATTGTGGGATGCTTGCATAGTCCTACCTCCTGCACTTGGCGTCCGGTCATCTGAATATACATATTCCGGGCATTCTCTTCCTGCTCTGTGCCGAAGCGCATAGCCTTTGATGTAGAAGTGGTGGTGTCGATGTAGAAAGCAAACATATTGTCATCTTTCACGATTTCGGGATTAAGGGAGCGTTCCCCTGCAAGCTGATATAAGTAAGTCAGTGCGGTTTCGCTGAAAACCTTATCCTTAGAGCGTCCGCTTTTCATAAGCGTACCTACCTGACTACCGGTGATGTAGCCAAGCCGAGCGCGATACCAGTCAAGGGTGCGCTGTTCTTGCTGAAAATTCAGATTTGCCATGATTGTCAGATTTCAGGGTTAGGTGCAAAAATGCCGTCTTCTTTCACTTCGCCTGTTTCCGTATCTACGGCTTCGGCAGGAGCCTCTGCTGATGGTGCTGATTCAGCCGGGGCAGATTCTGTCTGCTTCTTTGAGCCTTTGGCTGCACGGCTGGCGATGTCGTTGAGCTTGTTAGACTTTGCTTCCCTGCTTTGACGATAGGGGGTCATAACCTCATCTACGGTTGTGTCACCATCTTTAAGTGACTGCTGGATGCCAAGCAAGAGGGCGATTTCATCCTTGCCTATCTGATTTACCGTTTGCTTACCGCAGAGTTTGATAACCTCTTCCTCGGTAATGCCATACTGGTCATTGAAATACTTGATGGCAGCATCACGACGCTTTATCAGCTTTGTTTCATCTGAAAGGTCGCCTGTGATACATTCCTGAGCCGCCTTATATACCTTGTCGGTAATGGATTTCGGCACTACTGCGAAAACTGCATTTCGGTAGGCGATTGCGTTGGCGGCATTGCCGGTGACTGTAATCATGTCTTCCGAAAAGCGTTTGCCCGAAGATGTGAGGATAGACCTACGCACCTCAAAAGCCACCGCATAGTTGTTTTCCAAATCCCATGCCGTACCTCTTGATATTACCTGAGTGGCAGTCGCATTTACCACACGCGCCTCAACACGCATATTGCCATATTGCTGCGCGATGATTTTTGCAAGATGCACCGATGGGCCTGTGATTGGTTTGCCACCGCGAGGGAGGGCATAACCGCATGATTGAGCGGTTTCCTTATCCATTACGGCAATGGCAATGGCGTTGTTTACTGCCCGCGAGATACTACGGGGATAAGCGTGAGCCGTACTGACCTGTATGTCAATGTTGGCTTTTTCCGCTCCGTCGATTGTTTCGACAAGTTGCAATGGGGTTGGGTCTGCCAATCTTGCGACCTCGTAGCCCTGAATCTCTTCTATCATATTGAAGAATATTTTAATTGCCATCTTACTGCTTCCGGCCTTGCATTAGTGAAGACAATGGGACTCGAACCCACATTGTATCGCCTACCATACTTCCTTATTCACTCGGCACCTCCCGGCTACGGGCTTACCCGGTGTTTGCAACCACCGGCACATCAGGCCAAATTACCTCCTCTCCGTGTTTCGCTGAATAAGTGACGCGCCTACCAATTTTCGCCATGTCTTCATATTGCCCGGCTTATTTGGCTTCACCGGGCGTTAGAATGTTTGTGATTTATGGCTTTCGCCAAAGGACTGCCTCTCTTGGCTCGCCCTATTTCTTTTTCCTGCGTCTGTTGGATAGCTTGAACTTCTCAAATACCTTATCCACATCTATCAGCATCCATCGCCCATACTGACTTATGCAGTCATCAAGCACTCCGCTTGATTTCATCCGATAGACAGTTGATTCCGATGTTCCGAGGATTTTGGCAAGTTCACCGATACTGTTCACATACCATCGCTCAGGACGCTGGGGTGTTTCTTCGCTTTGCTTTTGATTTGTTTTGGCTTGCCAGTCACCCATCATTTCAAATAGTTGCCGTGGTGTAAGCATATTGATAGGGGTATCAAGCCCGATAACGTATGTTCCTACATTTTCCATAATTATTGAGTACGGGTTACAATGGCGGCGACATTAGACCGCGCATCTATATCATACCCAATAGGACTTTCACTGCCTTTTTTGAGTTGTGTCACGGTGGCTCTTATGGAGTTTTCAGAATAGTGCCTGTACGGTACTTTTACTGAATCGCCCACATTTAGCTCTAAAAGAGCCACTTGAAGCCGGTCGCCGCGTTTAATTTTTTTTACTTCCATTTGGTTTATATCAAAAATAAGTATTAACTTTGCATTTGAAATATTGATTAAGTATTTAATCATTGCTTTAAGTATGGTTGATTAAGTATTTAATCAGTATTGACGATGCAAAAGTACAACAAAATACTGAATGAAGCAATAGCGAAATCAGTATTTAACAAAAGTTAACATTATGACCGACGGAGAAAAACTTGAAGCAATCCAGCAGATGACCGGATTACAATGGAAAGAACTTGCCGCAAAGGTGGGTCTGGCATCAGGTCAGACCTTTACTGACATACGCAATGGTCGGCACGGCATAAGCATGAAACTTGCAAATAGGATGATTGAGGCATTTCCTGAAATCCGCAGGGAATGGCTTGTATTTGAAAGTGGCCCGATGACACATAAGGAAGCAGCAGGGATGATTGCCTTATTCAGTTCTACCGAAGAATTGGGCGCAAACCTTAATGATGAGAAAGGCACATCAGAATCTATCAATGTAGGCTCTTGTTTCCCCAAAGCTGAAATCGCAATGAGGAATACAAGCGACAGCATGACGGAGTATCCGATAGGGTGCATACTTGTGATGAAGCGTGTGATGGATAAGAAACTTCTTATGCCCGGCTATAATTATCTTGTAGAAACCAATGAATTTATTACCGTCAAAAGGTTGCAGAAAGGAAAGGATGATGCGCACATTGCCCTTTATTCTTCAAACTGTGCTACCTATCCGGATGGCAAGCTGATTTATGAGCCGTTTGAAATTCCTATGGATTCGGTCAAAAGGATGTTCTATATTCTTGGGTACATATATCCGCAGGCAAATGATATAAATAAGGTGTAAAGTCTTATGATAGCAATCAAGCGTAGTATATCGTTTGGCGTAGAAGTAAAGAAAAAGCCGGAAGCGGATAATAAGAAGAATCAGAAGTCGGAGGGTCGCGTAAGATGCGTAATCGTCTGGCATGGTCAGCGTGTGCGCTTGAGTGTGAACCATAATGTCAATCCCGACAACTGGGAGAAATCTGTGCAAAGATGCAAGGCAAAAACCACACACGGAAAGAATAAAACCCCGGCATCGGTAATAAACAAAGACTTGCAGGAAATGGAGGATTTGATAAACTCCATATTCATGCGCTTTGAAGAAGCGGGCCGCATACCCACAAAAGAAGAGTTCTCGGAAGCATACGACCGTCAGGTTAATCCTGAAAAGTATGTTGAAAAGGATAAGATTGTCAATCCGGCAGATGAACCATTGTTTAAGATATATGACAAATTCATAAAGGATGGAATGACAAGCGGACGATGGAGCGAGGGTACGCTTGTTAAATGCAGGACTATCAGAAAGCACCTTTATAGTATATCCCGCAAATTATCCCTTAATGACATCATCAACGGTGGAATCAACATACTAATCGAACACTTTGCAAAAGTGCCTGATAACTTCAAGCAAAAAGGACTGGCGAATACTACCATTAAGAATGACATTGCTTTTGTAAAGGTGTTCTTACGTTGGGCACAGGAGCATGGGTATTGTGACGCATCGCCATTCCTATATCAGAAAGTCAAGTTGAAGACCGCAGAAAAGCCGGTCATCTTTCTTACAAAGGAAGAGCTTATGAAGGTGTATGATTTTGACTTCGGGCATAAGAACTACCTGTCTCAAGTCCGGGATGTGTTCTGCTTCTGCTGCTTCACATCCCTCCGCTATTCCGATGTTTACAATCTTCGTAGGTCAAACATCACGGATAGCGAAATCCACATCACCACCATAAAGACGCATGACACCCTTACCATAGAACTGAATAGGTATTCACGCGCTATACTGGATAAGTATGCCGACATTCCTTTCCCTGATGATAAGGCGTTGCCCGTAATCACCAATCAGAAAATGAATGACTACCTGAAAGAGATGGGTAAGGTGTGCGGCATTGATACGCCAATTACCATTACGCGGTATAAGGGAACACAACGTTATGACAAGACATATAAGAAGTATGAGCTTCTTTCCACACACTGCGCCCGTCGAACTTTTGTCTGCAATGCCATAATGTTGGGCATCCCTACAAATATCGTTATGAAATGGACTGGTCATTCAGACTACGCCACGATGAAGCCGTATCTGGATATTGCGGATGAAACAAGACGTTCCGCAATGACAGCGTTTAACCGATTTGAAGATTTTATGTTCCCCTCAGATGACCGGACTAAAAATAATGGTGGGGCAGAAAGTGGGGCAGAAAATTGACATTATATGAAACTGTATGCAAGTAAAAATTATGAACCGAGATAATAATCCCCTGATTTGCTTCGTTGTAATTTTGGGTGCAAGCCTACGAGGAATATGGGGAGAGTACCTGTCTTTCCGCTGAATGATGAAAACCAGTTTACCCTGTACACCAAGGCAAACTGGTTTTTATCATAATAAGTTGAAAAACTTTGAATTAGCTCATCAAAGTCCGAACAAAACGCTGTACAGTTTATGGTCGGTTAAGCAGTGTCTGGCTAAGAACAATTAACGATGTGCATGATTTGTGACGCAAAAAATCTGCAATAGTTAATTGATTAAAAGCAACGTAATGATCACCATCAACTATCAGATGTTCGGAAACAAAGGTTTCCAACTCCGGTTAAGGCTTTATCAAGACGGAGAAACGAAGTTTATCAATGTCACAAAGCTGCTGAAAGGTTCAATACAGAAAAGACATTGGAACCAGAAGAAACAGCTTTTTATCCCAAGTTGTCCCTTCAGTGATGAGAACAACTCAATTCTCGTGCAATTCCGGCAAAAATATGATGAGGCGGCAATCAATTGGACAGGAAGTGTGTTTGGAATGATTGCCGCTATGGAGACTGCAAGGCAGGATAATGCTGGCACCCCCACTGTCTCGCAGTTTATCCAATCTGTGATAGATGACCTCAACAAAAGGAAACATTCTGACGGAACAACAAAAGGCAGTTTTGAAGTTTATCTTTAGTAGATGACAAAAATTAAATTTATGCTGTTAAACACTTAATTTTCAGTCGATTAAATTTGCAAAAGTCCCTGAAAATTAGTAATTTAAAGGAAAAGTTTGGACGCTTTTTCTCATGAAAACTACTAATTTCAAGGACTCGGTCAA